ATCTCAGTAGTCTCTTCAACAGAATCAATCTGAAGCATAGACCCTGTGCCGTACCACTCGTTACCTTGGTAAACCAGAGTGCCGTAGCCAGTCCAAAGCCTTAACATCTGGTCTCCATCGAACAGCATCTCTACAGCAAAGAAAGGGTAGAGGACATCATCATCCAAACTATCAATGGTAGACTGTGAAATATCTCTTGTTGACATACTCTATCCTATCTGTAGTTATTCAGAAACCTTTAGTCTAGCTTCCTGACGGGCATCTTTGATTTCTTGTGGTGTAGGTACACCTGTTTCCATTTCCCGCACAAGATACCAATCAGTAGAAGCCAAGTAAGCTCTAGCCTCTGTGTCAATAGCATCTTGTTCTGCCTGATTAGCCTCTTCCGCTTTCATCTCTGCGGTCTTAACATTGGAGAAATTGATGTTACTCATCTGTCGGTTCCTCTTCTAGTTCAAGCTCAGGTTCTAGCTCAGGTTCTTCTTCTAGTTCAGGCTCAGGTTCAGGCTTAGGTTCAGGTTCCACATCATAAGGCGGTAGAACAACCTCACCTTCAGCAACAGTCACCATCTCAGGAAAACGTGTTTCCTCTGGGGCATTGGCTCCATGTGGCAACATTAGGGTAAGGCAGATTTCTCCATCGATACGTTCAACGTCAGATGCTAACCAAGGGCAATCAACGTCATCCTTGGGAAGGGTTGCACCATCAGGAAGAGGCCCAAAGTCCAGAACCTCCCCGTCAATAGTGAGAGCGTCACCTGATACAGATGCTTCATATTGGTTATTCATGCGGGTTGGTGTGAATGATAATTTCATGTGATTACTCCTTTAGAACCAGAGGCCAATGGCGGTGATTGACACGTTAGTAGTGCTGCGGGTT